TTTTTTAATATTTTAAATAATATTATATATTATATATTATATATTATATAATGGCAGGAAAAAAACGCTCTGGATTAGCAAATGATAGAAGAGCTTATGGATGTGGTAGATGTTACACTCCTACTCCTACTCCAACTCCATGTGGCGTGATTAATATTGCGAGTATTGCTACATATCATGGTGAGAGCACTTATATATTAAATGGCAACCAGACTATTACGGCGTGTCAAATATTAAATATACCGGTTGGTACTATATTGGGGATTATTGAAGGGCAAACATTAACGAATAGCGGCACAATTAACAACAGCGGCTCAATCTACAACAACCGCTGCACCATAAATAATAGCGGCACAACCAACAACAGCGGCAATCTCCACAATGTCGGCGGCACAATCAACAATAGCGGCACAATCAAGAACAACGGCAATATATTTAACAACATAGGCGGCATAGGAAACAACAATGCGGGCGGCTTTATTTATACTTATGGCGGCGGAAATATCTTTAACGACATCGGGGCAACAGTCAACAACAACGCAGGCGGCACGATTAGTACTGCGAATGGGTTATCAACATGTGGAACTGGAACATTATCGGGTAGTGGCACCATCAATAATAGTGGGTCAATTAACACCAACTGCCCCCCGTAATACAAATGCAATGCTATAGAGTGATGTGGTAATATCTATAAAATCGGCGTTTTAAATGTTAAAAGGTGTAAAAAGATTTGCATCACAGCAATCTATAGATTATGAGGGACTTCTTACTGATTTTAATGAAAACCCAGACTTTGCGATATTAAGAATGGCACCAACGTATGATAAATGGAAACGCGAGTCTGCTTAAAACTTTTAGAATAAATATTCATAACATTTTTATTTAATACCAAAAACACTTGAATACGTAGTTCCACACATAGTCCGAAATGTGAAGTGCTTTGCCTTTGCTTCATTAACTCCTTCACGAAGTTCTAAATATCGACGACTATTATCAACGTCTGAAATGAGATTGGCAAATTCTGGCAATTTTGTAATAGTTTTTACAACACAACGATTTGAAGAGGTCTTACCTTGAAGACGTGTAGGATAAACCTTACCCAATGACATCGCGTGTGATGTAATAATTAGCATAAACAAAAATGCAATAATATATTTCATAGTTTAATTATGCTTTCCTTTGTTTTGCTTATTTAAAAAACTATTTCAATTTTAATTATACATAGCATTTTATTTAAAAATTGATTTATTATTATACTAACTTTGCTTATAGTAAGTATAATAATAAACATAATGCCTTTTACAAAAGCAAGCAAGTTTGTATATAGTAGAACACTCTTCAATATGTTATTTTTAAATGAAGTGGGTCCGCTTGGACGATGGAGTCAAGAACGATGTGCTATTAAAATTAATAAGAAAATAGATTTGGCTAATGAAGACAATTGTGGTCCTTGTGGTGAATATATATTAACTAAGTTAGAAACTGTTAATAAAAATATAAAAAAGACAAACAGTCCGCATTTAATGGCTGAACACGAAGAAGTTGAACTAATTAAAACCATTGATAGATTTTAAGCACTAGAATGAAAGAAGCTAGTCTTTTGTGTCATATAGTTCATGATTTGCCTGATTAAAATAAATTGTCCTATATTTTTTCATTGTTGCGTCTTTAATTCGTTTTGTTTTAAAATAATTGTATGTTTTATTTTCTTTTAACAATTCTATTATAAAATAAAGCGCATACATACCACATTGTCCGTCATTATATTGATGTGTAAATCCTTCATTATCATCTACTTTTAATATTATATTTTCGTGCTGTGCTTGTTGTTCTACTCTATTAATTAATACTTTTATTTGCTTTGGCATTTTTGTTCCATTACTATCAAAATAAAATATAAACTTTTTATCTAAATCTATAAATAGCGCAATCCAATGTTTTCCGGGTTTATTGTGTGTATCAGTATTAAAAATAATTCCTATTTTTGTTATCTTTTTTTGAATGTAGTTCTTTAAATTAAAATTACATAATTGTTCCCACACACATGTTGAAAATAGTTCTTTAGCATCAAAATCAATTGGGCTCGGACCAATAAACTTAAAATTGGGGTGCGATTTTTCATATTGGTTCATTATTTTTGTTATATCAACACTAGAAAGCCACGTAGATGGATTTGTTATCCACGTTTTTGGTGAAAATGGTTTAAATATTTCTTTAATTAATAATTCACTGTTGTTAATAGAAGACAATTTGCTTTTTTTCAACCAACATAATTCATCATAACACTCTTTGCTTAGCTTGTTTTTGAAAAATTGCCATATTTCTTTACTATTGTTTGTGTTAATTTTATCATCACTGTTATTATTCCATAGCTCTTTAAATGTTTGCAAGTTAGTACGAGAATAGCATGTAAAATCTTTAAGTTCTGGTTCATTATTATTATTATTTTTTTGTGGGGCGCATTTTAATCGTTTAAACTTGTTTTGTTTGTTTTGTGTTACTTTATTTTGCCCGACTTTATGTATTTTTTTGTGTCGTGTTTGTCTATCTTTACTATATTTTTGTTTACTTTTTAAAATGTTTTTAAAATTCATATTAACTATATTATAACTATATAAAAAGTAATTAATTAATTTATTTCCTTATTCCCACTTTTGTGGAAGTATTTTCTTATATGCATTATTATTATTTGACTTTTTAGTAACCATTAAATCTATATTGGTTAATTTTTTTGAACCTGAACTAGTAGATGACATTAATTTTAATGTTTCATTTACTATATTAAAGTCATTGGCATTTAATGTATGTTCTTCTTGTTTTGTTGTTTTATAATTGTTTGAATAATCTTTAAGGTCTTCACATATTAACTTTTGAATTTTTGTTTCCTTAAAATGTTGTATTAAATTTAATACATATAACAAATAATATAGTTTGTGTTTTTCTTGGCCTTCTTTATAGTCATTATTTTCTAATAGTTCCTTTAAGTTTGAATTGTTTGTACTTATTATTTCATCTTTAAAGCAATTTATATTTTCATCTAAATTATTATATATTGATTTTAGTAAATAATTATTATTTAGTAAACTATCTATTTTATTTGGCTTAAAGAACCGATGTTGATTTGTTAAATATAATAAATCAATATTGTTTACAGACTCAGTCTCTCTTTCTTTGTTAAGCACGGGTTTCTCTAGGCTACTAGGCACGCTACTAGGCACGCTACTAGGCACGCTACTAGGCACGCTACTAGGCACGCTACTAGGCACGCTACTAGGCACGCTACTAGGCACGCTACTAGGCACGCTACTAGGCACGCTACTAGGTACGCTACTCGGTTGACTAATTTCTAAATCTAATGTTAAGCTATTTTGCTCTTTTGTTTTTAATTTTTTTTTCTTAGCTTTTTTTTCTTCTTTAAGTTCTTTATTCTCTCTTAAATTAGAAAACATAGTTCTATATTATAAATTTTATTTTAAATCTTTTAATTGAACACGAGTTGAGTTATAAAATAGTTCATGTCCAATTGAATTTGATAAACTAGGATTAAAATCATTAAATTTGGGTTCTTCAAATAATAAAGAACTTGCTAAATTAACATTTTGCGGCAACTCTTCTATTTTAGTTTCATATAAATCACTTGTGCTGTCTGGAATATAACGTGACTGGTCTGCTTTTTGTAACGCAAAAAATTGGTTGCGTAATGTGGATTCTTTATCAACATTTGAAGCAAATCCACAAAAATGAGGTTTTCGTGTGCCTGGAAAAAAGGTAGCACTCATATCAAACACTTTATAATTCGCGATTGGTTCAACAGATTTTATTACGTTATTAACTGTTGGCATTAATGTATATTTAGTATTTACTGGTCTAAATGGAAAGTTCATTGTTAAATTGCTTGATGGAAAATTTCTGTTAAATAGCTCATTATTTATTGAATTGTTTTTATCATAATTATTAAATGTTATGTTATAAAAATTATTAGGGTCAATCATTATATATAATAAGAACTATAAAATTATTGTTAAATAATATTTATGTTTAACAATAATTAATAATATTTAATAATAAAAAATATGAATAAGTTTAAACGGGTTACAAGTTTTTTGCTTTTAAGCGTAAACAAATTTTAACTCTTTGCAATATTGTAATTATTGTAATTATTGTAATTATTGTATTTATGCTTTGTTTTATAATTATGATCATTAAATAATACACGCGCCCTATTTTCATTCATTTTATTACGCTTGTGTTCATAATACGATTTATTTAGATGCATCAGTTTTTTTCTTTCTAATGTTTTTAAATAATTTACATCAAACATGTGCTTCATAATGTTGTTATTATTGTGCGTTAATAAAGACAATAATATAAGAGCTGAACTAGCCATATTTTTCTATAAAATAAAATAATAGTGTGTATAACTAATTCAATTTTTTTATATAAGTTAGTGTCTTCATTTAGTGTCTTGATTGAACAATATAATAAAGATGGCTATTAAATTCTGGTATTGCCTCTTCTTGTAATCGCGTTAAACATGTTTCTAAACAATCTAATGTGTTTTGGCTAAAAGTATGAATTTGAGAATCCAAATGTCTAAAAAAATCATTACGAATATTTTTATGTTTTATCATTTTAGCTACTAAATTTTCATAACTAGTCCAATCATATGAATTACAATAATTTACTAATAACTGTCTATTGTCACTCCCACTTGGATATTTTGATGTACTATAGCTTTTCCCTCGAGCGCGTCTTGTAATTATTCTTTTTTTTCTAAATGATTTGCGTTTAACCATATATATAAATAAAGTATAAATAAAGTATAAATAAAGTATAAATAAAGTATAAATAAAGTATATTGTTATTTTAGCAATTTAAAATATTTTCTTATACTATAAAATGAATATTCGCGATTATACTAGACAACTGTTAGGTTTTTCTAAGAGTAAAGAAAAGTCATATCAACGTCCACCTTCCTCACAAATGCCTAACAAATCTAGGTCTAAAACGCCTTTATACGCATTAGATACTAATTCTCCTCTATGGCTGCGTTTTTATAATAAAGCTGTAAGAAACCAAAATCCTAATATGAGTGATGAAGATGTAAAACAACAAGTTAATCAACGACTAGCTATGCGTGGAAAAAATAGAGAGAAAAACAGAGCAAGACAAAACGCAAGTAGGCGACCACCGCCTTATATAGCTAGTGCGCATAGGGATAATACTCCTTTATTTGTGTTAGATACTAATTCTCCTCTATGGCCGCAAATTTATGAAAAAAAAGTAAGAAACGCACATCCTCATATGAATGAAGAAGATGTAAAACAACAAGTTCACCAGTTAGTAACCAGGCGGCGAGCAGTTAAAGACAAAAAAAAAGAAACTAAACGCGGAGGAAAAAAAAAATCACGTAGAAAATCGCGTAAACTATTATTTTTCTTAAATTAATCATGCGTTTTATCGTTATTAAACCAAATCATTTTAATTGACGCAATGTGTGCACTAATAATATCATATGATACACTTAGCGCATATAAACTCATTAATTTATAATAGTCTTGATTTTGAATCCAATTTATTACTTCATAATATATATTATAGTTATGTGATATAATTGTAAGGTATGGTATAAAATATTGAATGGTTCTAGAACCCACACTTTCAAGTTGAGCCCAATGAAGTTGTTTTCCAAACAACTCGTAATTATAATTGTCTAAAATATATTCGTCCATAGTTTCATAAGTCTTAATGTCAAAATTATATAAATCTAAATATTTTATAATATTGGCATCATCCATAACAATAGCTTTAATAGCATTATACATAGCAGCAAGAGTTTCTTCTTTAAGCATATTATAGTGTAAGTTTGTCTATATTTATGTTTATGTTTATAATGCGTTTAAGTTATTCAATTTTATATTTATGTTATTTATGTTATTTATGTTATTGATAATAAAAACCTTCATAATCCTTTTTTTTATGTTTTGTTAGTTCTTTGTTTATTTCAACAATACATTCACTTGTCGCTGTGACATATATATCGGGTATAAAAGCATGTATTAGTGCTTTAAAAAACGATAATAATAATATAAAAGCATAATGTAAAGAAACAAACATATGTTCAAAATAACCCATTTTCATTTCCTCTAAATGAGTAGAATGAAAAAACATTTGCTATAACATAGCAAAACAAATTAACTTTAAATTTTTAACTTTAGTAATATACAATACTTTTTAAAACATGTTAAAGTTATATAATAATTCTGAAAAATATTAATATTTTGTTATATATAATGACATCTAAAGTTGTAGGCGAAGGCACGTTTGGGTGTGTATTAAAACCCCCGCTTTTATGTGATGACGCTGGCGTATTAACTAAAAAAGACTATAACAATAAAATATCTAAAATAATGTATAAATCTGACGCAATCAATGAAGAAAGCGAATATAGTTCAATAAATAATATAGTTGGCTTAGAAAAATATGCAATTGCACGTCCTCATTTATGTAAGCCTTTAATGGATAATCGATTTAATAATAGTGTTAAAAATTGTAAAACAAATCTTGTTAAAGCCACATTTGCTAAGAACAAAAATGACTTATTAATGTTGTTATTAGAAGATGGGGGTATTAATATACGTGACTACATTATAGAAGTATTTCCATTAGAAACATTAAATGCTAAAAAAGTATTTTTGACTTCTTTGCTAGGGTTATTTGATGGACTGCTATTTTTTCAAGCTAATAAAATTATTCATAGAGATATTAAAATGCAAAATATGGTATATAATGTTAATACTGGAAAAGCAAAATA